GCCAGAAACGGCGGCGGCGAAGACGAAGAGCCGTTTATTCAAAACTTTTACTACAACTACTACACGACGCTGACAATGTTGAAAAAGTGGAACGTGTGGTGGGACAAACTGATCGTGAGACGCCACAACGACGATCTCAACACGTGGCTGACGCGCTTCTATATGCGAATATTCATGACAAAGTTGAACCTCGAAGAGTACTCGTCGCTGTTCGTCAAACAGATCGTCATGGGCTATCTATACTTTAGACAATTTACAAACTTCAACTACATCAACAGTCTGGTCACTATGCATTTCGGCGCCGGCACCGGCATTCCCACCGACTACGAGAAATGCTGCCTCTACCTGAACGGCAAACCCGGCTCGGGCAAGTCGAGTTTCTTCGCCGTGTTCGATCATTTCATCGTCGTGCACAAACACGACACCGCAAACTACACGCTCACCAAAAAGGACACCAACGAAATGGAAGCGGACAAGATGATCTCGCAATTGTACGTCATCAACGAAATGAAGGTGTGCGACGATTCCTTCTTCAAGAGCACCGCCGACTCGACCAAGAGCAACACGGTGTGCCGAAAGTACGAGGGCAGTCAAAAGTACGAGGGCAATTTCAAACTGTTGATCGTCAACAACAAACCCCTGCACATTTCGGACTACGATAAAGGTGTCCGAAACAGGTTTGCCGTCATCTACACGGACCATCTGTTCGAGGAGAACCTCTCGTTTACCGGATCCATCTATTGGCACATAAAGAACAAAGTCTTCCCCATGGAGAAGGGCTACGTCGACGAACTGGCCAAACCCGTGCGTCTGTTTCTCTCGCACATACTCATGTACAAACGCAACGCCAGCGACGGTTACGTGTCGTACAAAAAGTTTCTCGAAAAGGATCCCATCCACAATCACAATCTAATGTGTCTCGACGTCAACAACAGTCCTCTTAACGCGCTGCTCTACGTGCTCAAGGTGAACGTGAAGCCGGGCGTCAAGATGGTGGACGAGTCGAAGATTGAAAAGATGATCGAACTGGCCGTGCCCTACGTCGAAACGATGCTCCACGACAAGTTGGTGACGAAAAAGACCAACGTCGTCCAGCGAACGGCCATGCTCTTTGACGCGTTCAAGAGGAAATTCAAAAAGTACTATTCGGAGGAGAGGAAAATGTTCTACAGCATCGACATGGCGTGGAAGAAGGCCGACTTTAATACCAATCAACCAGAGTTTATATGTTAATTAGTAATAAAAAAAATTGTTGTTATACCAAAATGTATTTTTATTGTATTGAAAAAAATCTTAATTAAATTTTATACATCTATGATGTGTCCTATTCTATTGTAGTCTAAATGATTTTTCGTTTTTGATGAAGAGCGTGCCCGCGTCGTTGATTTGGGTGTAGTCCCATTCCTTGAGTTTGAGTTGAACGTTGGCGTTTGTCGTGTAGACGGTGATGGGGTACGATGCGTCTCTGAGATCGGGCACCGAAGTGGTCGTCGAGTCGATCAGACAGTAGACCATTCCGTCGGCCTCGAAACGACACATGTTCACCGATTCCTTGATCTTTGTCGAGTCGAGATTCTTGAACACTATGAACATGTTCTTGAATTGTTTAATGTCAAAGTTGCCCGACATGCGGTTGGGCGCCGAGCTCGCCTGCGCCGTTTCTTGCAGCGTTCCCAGGAACACGCAGTTTGTTCCCACCGACTTGTTGCCCTCGTCGACGATTTCGCCGTAACTCAACGGTCTTTCGGCCACGTAGATTTTGCTGATTTTGTTTTCGCCGTGCAAGACCCGCAACGATTTGATTCGTGCATTGTTCAGTTTTATAGTTGTGGTGCCGGCTTCGTTGACTTGAACCGAATTGCTGCTGTCGGCGAGACTGGGCGACGACTCGTTTATCGAGTTCATGTTCAGTTTGTTGTTCACCCATAAATAGTAGAGCAGCGCGAGCACAATTAGTATCACTACCAGTGTACCGATCATTTTGAAGCGATTTCAACGATTGAGTTGTCCAATAAATGTTTCAAAAGCGCACTTAAATTATCTTCCTTCCAATTGATGTTCGACGGTAGCACGATTATTATGCGGCTCTGTAGACGGAACAATTTGAATAGATTGGTCAAATAGTCTACGCAGTAATTGAGAATGTTCAAACCGAACGCGGATTCGTCAACCAATTCAACATACGTCTTATACATTAGAAGCGCATCGATGAGCACGTGATTTTTGCAGTAGTTTCCGTTGTTGTGTTCTAGCAAATCGTTGAACGTTTTCCTCATAAATAAGGATTCCTCTTTTTTGAGTTCGGCCAGCATACTGAGTTTATCGCACGACTGATCGTCTATACTCTCGATAACTCCTCCAAAGTAAACGACGTCATCGTCGTTGGGCTTGTCGTCGTGCGTGCCCTCGGGTAGATCGAACAGATACAGATAGATTGTCTTTTCGTCCATACTCGCAATGATTCCTCAATCGCCCTTGTTCACCCAATACAAAGACAGCTTCTTGCTGTACACCTTTCGACACTTGGACCGAATACGAGCATCAAAGTCCAAACAGCTGAGTAAAATTTTGGCTTCGGAACTGACTTATCTATACGAAATCGCGTGTCTGATCGCGTACAAAGACGTTCAAAACGAGGAAATCGAAAAGCTGAAACAGTGGTCTCTGCAGCTGTCGCACGACTTTGACATCGAGCAAATGAAGCTGCTGTTCCGCGAAAAGGTTCAAGAGCTCAATCTGCGCAGCACTCAACCGAAAAACTACTCGTACACCTTCACCACGTTATGGAACACTATTCACTTCCTCGCCCTGCTCATCGACGACATGATTGCCAGTCGCGACAAACTCACCTACGATTTCATCACCAATCATTTGCGTCAAATGAAAACGTTATATTACAATTTATTTTTTAAATTGGACTGCGCAATGTGTCGCGATCACTACATGACCGTGAAAGGCTATCTGATCCAAACGATCGAGCGCATCGAACTCTGCCTGAACAGAGAGAGGTTCGGCGAAAAGATCACCATGGTCGACGAGATCACCGTGCAGAACATCAACGACAACGTTTTGATGAAACACGGCATGCTCTACACGACGATGGTGTTCCACAACCACATCAACGACTACCGTTGGATACAGAGAAACATGAAGCCGCCAATCAACTTTGAGAAAATGAAATGGTCCACCTACAAATCAATGTTGGAGTTGAAATAATAAAAGACACTTTGTATAACAATAATATATTTTTATTTGATCAATTACAATGACGATAGATATGTTTTCGCCGAAACAACAAGGGTAACGATTCGTTCCCCTTGCCGTTTCGATGACAACGACCGCTTCGTAATCGTCGTGGTCCAAATAAAATTTCAATACTCAATCTTTGCTTTCATCGAGAATCTTTGACGAAAGCAAAGATCATGTACTGGAATCGAGCACTGCGCCGCATTCAGTACTCAATGTTTGCTTTCATCGAAGATCTTCGATGAAATCAAAGATCGTGTACTAAAAATAAAATTATAAAATTTCAATACTCGATCTTTGCTTTCATCAAAGATCTTGGACGAAAGCAAAGATCGAGTATTGAAATTATTATTGCGCCACAATTTAAAATATTGCATCATCATTAGTCATTACACTTGCGTCATCCTATTATTGCACCATCTTTTTTATTGCATCATCTTTTTCAGTACATGATGTTTGCTTTCATCGAGGATCGTGGACGAAAGCAAAGATCGTGTACTGGAATCGAGTATTAAAACATGATGTAAAAATATATTTTTATTGCATCATCTCCACAATCATTATTGTTATTCACCACCATCAATTGGGAACAAGACGATCCGGTCGACGTTTAATGACCTCGATGGCGTCATCGGTCACGATGGCTTCGTAGATCGTACCGTGCTCTATCGGCGTCTCGATCGACGGCGAAATAAACGTGCTCGTCCTCAACAGCGGCCCCTCCAAATTTTTAAACACATTCAACTCAGAGTCGTACTCGACTTCGACGGTCTTGACGTGCTTGTACTTGACGTAGCGCATTTGCGTGTCCAACACGACGAAACCGTCGGTGGGCATCGTGCTGTATCCCGCTGCGGCGTTTTGCAAGAGCGGTGGATCGAAGAACTGCTGAAACTTCACCGACACTCGCTGTCCCGTCATCGTCTCCAACCAAATGCTATCGACGGTGGCGTTGTTGAACTTTTTGGCCAAATAGTTTATCGAATCGACGGCGTCCTCGGGCGCAATGTGATACGGGTCCATCGAAATTTCGTATTGAGTACGATTGTTATAGTTGAACTTGAAAACGTGCAGCAGATCGGTGACGTAGATTGTCCGATCGATGAGTTCGCATTGGAACGCGACGACGTTGTTCAACTTGAATATCTCCGCGTCGACGTTGCCCGAGAACATTTGCATGTCGTCCATGAACACGATCATAAAGTTTTTCGTGCAAAAGCCTCTGCCTCGAATCCCGTCCAGTTTCATCGCCCACTTGTAAACGGCGGCGTTTTCGTCGTCGTAGTTCTCGATGTCGCCCAACAGCTTCTCCTCCTCGAACTTGCGGTATATGATATTGTTCTGCAGAGTCGTGTACGGTAGCAGCGGACTAATGTTCTGGTACGCGGCGATTGCGTCAATCTCTTTGATTACGTCACACATGTAGTCCAACACTCGACGATCGATCGCGTCTTGTTCGTACTCGTACTCGAGCCGGATGGCGGCCAAGATTTCGTCCGAGCCCAGGTGGCTCTCCTTGATGATTTTTTCGTTTTTGTTCTGCAGCAAGTTGAATAGCGTTATCTGCTTGGACGCCATCAGAGAGTCGAACTTGTCTATTAGACTTCTGTTGAAGTACACGTGTCCAAACTTGATCTCGAACTCGGGCCGCTCCCTGCTCTTGTAGACGATACACTTTACGATGCGATTGAGCACCGGCGACTTGTCCGCGGCGGGTTCCTCGACGCTGCATCTGTCCACGAACGGTATGAGAACGTTGTCGTGGACGTAGACAAACTTTTTCAGGTCCGTGCACGTTTTCGTCACGCTCGTAAAGGCGTTGTCGCCGGACAGTCGACGCGTTCTGACGTTGTTTTTGTCGACGTAGTCGTAGTATCGTTGGAAGGCTTCAAACTTTTTAGAAATATAAGAATCTAAAATAATATACAGCAAGTCTTGGCTGAAATTAATTGAATAAGAGATTTCATTTTCGACAACCATGGCTCTGACGCCTGTCTCCTCGACTGCCACGCGACGTGGTAACTATTGTATCTTCGGCGCCGTTCAGCCCTTTGACGTGTGCCGCACGTACACGAACAACTGCTCTCCGGACGCGAGTTTCGACGACGGATGGTATATTTGCGAGTATCACGCTTCGATCAGATTCAAGATGGAAAAAATGGCCATGCCCATCCCTGACGGCGAAGGCAACACCTATTTTCGAACCGTCGGCAAGAGTCTGGTCAGCGACAAGGCCGAAGGCAACGAGCGTATCCTGATTCCCACGGCCGACAACTACGAGACCGTCTTGAACATCAACGCAATGTCTCTGCCCGAACAGCTCGTGTTTCATATGATCTACAACAACAAGGCGAAGCAGGAGCGAGTGTGTCAAATGCTACAGTTCAACGAGCACTTTCAGACGGACATTTATAAATTGGTGGAGAACGTGTACAACAACACGATGAGCGTGCTCGCGCTGACCGATCCCACGCGCTATTGTTCCCGCGTCAGCCAGAACAGCACGCGAATCTACGGCGTCAACGACGAAAACGATATCGCCGAACAGACGATA